CGGCTATCCACCGCATGTACTTTTCCGCTTCGCCTTTTAATGGTCGTTCGAGGTATTTGTTGCCGACCTCGTAGCCGTCCGTACCTGGCGCCTGAGCCGACAATGGTCCGAGATTATAGTCGCCTTCATGTATCCATATTGCGTAGTTGAATCGCTGTCCGCTACTGTTGTCCACGGCACTGAACGAAACTTCACCGACAATTTCTTGCGTACTTTGGCGCACGGTCGCGTGTCCTGAACGTCTCAAGTCGCTTGAATCAATCGGAGCAATGTCGACAGCAATCCGCTTCAAGTCATCGACGGAATCCTGCACACCATTTCTAGCCGCTAGCTTAACTCGAGCAGTCGCCGTCGCCATGTTTGCCACAACGCCGGAAAAGTCAAACTCCAGTCCGTCACTCATACGACCACCTCCGTCAACATCGGCTTACCGCCAGCACTTCGCTTTACGTTGATTTCCTTCGGAGTTTTCTCGAAAGTTTGCCCGAGTTCATTCGTAAAGACGATAGTGTCGGTTTCCCGTATGTCAGCGAGTTTGTCGAAGAATATACGAGCCGTTGCCGTAACAATTTCGCTATTTGTGACGCCTACAGAACGGTATGATTGAAGTGATGTCCCTTCGTCCACTCGACATTTCAAAGTGAATGTTTGCGCAGGAAAAACGTTTCCCCATTCGTCAAGGTCGCCGCCACGCTTAATAATTACGGTTTGTTTCATCGGCAGAATCGCCATGCTACAACACCGTCCATTTCACGCGCTTACCGCCTTGACCGCCGAGTGAGACGCCATTTTCCTTACCGATTAAGTCGAGTGCCGCCGTCGGTATTAGCGACTCAAGCGAATCTTTGCCGCCGTCAAACATGTACGAAATGCCAGCGACTGAGAACTGCTTCACTCCGTTTTGCTTCTGTGCGTTGGTATCGTTGAATGCCGTCGCTAAAACGGCCACGTATTCATACACCGCATTGTCGGGAATTGTATACGTCGGATAAACACGACTTAGCGTCGCATTAGCAACGTTTAATAGCCGCTGTTTTCTCGCGTCGTCACTATCCGTCCAATCCTCAATCAGTATCACGTTTGCTTCGATATAGACATCCGCACCAAATACGCTTATTGCCAATTAAATCGCCTCCTATTTACCGGAGGACTTTTTCGCTGGCGCTTTAGGCTTCGGCGCTTCCTCCGCTTTTTGTACCTTCGGTTCATCGATGCGGACTACATCCGCTAAGTTTTCGAGCGCTTTGATTTCGCACTCTTTTTCCGTCTTGTATTCGCCGTTATAAAACTTGTGGAGCTCGTCGCAACAATAAAAGCCTAACTCCTCAAATCTTGACGTAAATTTTGCCACGTTATCACCTCAAAGAAAAAGCCCGCAGTCAAGCGACCACGGGCGAGATTATGAAACTATTACGCTAAGTTTTTGATACGAGCGTGAGCTTTTTCTTGCTTGAATTCAAGAGTATACTCACCAACAAGCGTACCAGTAACGTAGTCACCTTGGTCGCCCATGTACTTGTGGAAGAATTCACGGCCAACTAATGGACGGATAGCCATACGATTAGTGTCAACGATTAACAATTCCTTAGCGTCAAGGTTGTTGTTAAGGACGATTTCGAATTGACCGAAGTCAGAAACGAATTGGTCTACAACTTGACCACGGATGTTTTCCGCTTGAGTAATATATAGCTTGTTGTTGTCAATCGCAGAGATTGCACGTTTTTGTTTCGCAGGAACCATGATCTTGAAGTTTCCGCCGCTAGCAAATCCGCCTTTTTCGTAGATTGCTTGAAATGAATCGTTTAATAGTGTTGCAGATACTGCGCCAGTTGCAGCGTCAGTTACGTTAGATTGGATGAATGAACGAACACCAGCCATTTGACGAACGTTTCCGCTTTCGTATGAAACACCGTTGATTAGCGCTTTTTCTAATTGAAGCGCAAGCTCAAGCTGCTTCTTTTGCTTTTCGTACTCGTAAAGATCGCTGATACCGTATTGAGTAACCGCTTGAGCAGTTCCGGAAAGTTGGATAGTGTCGTCGAAGATTTGTGTCTTGTTAGATTTGTTAGCGCGTGCTTTGTAACGAGCTGCACGAGCGTCAGCACCTTCAACGCCTTCAGAGAACTGGAATTCGACTTTCGCTTGGTCAGCGATAGCAGCCGCAGTAGTACCGGCATAACCACGAGTTACAGTAAGCGTGTTAGTAGATACCGCAGTTACTTTTAATAGTTCGTCAGCAATTTTAATAACGTCATTAGCACGGAAGATTGATCCGTCAACAACTACTACTGAAGTAGCTACGTTAGTTTGCGCTCCGTTAACTTTTGTTTCGTCGTTAATCATTTCATCTTCAAACCATTGGTGACTAGTTTGCACTACTGCTTCCGCGAATCCTAAAAGGTTCAATAACGGAGTTTGATGCGGGTTCAATAAAAGAATTTCGTCTACTACGGATTGTTTTTTGCCGATTAAATCGGAATTATAAATTTTTGCCATTGTGAGGTGGCCTCCTTGTTATTTGTTTTTTGAATTAAAAAAGACGACCTTTTGGGCCGCCCTGATTACTTGCTTAATTGCGCCTTAAGCGCCGCGTATGCGATTTTGTCTTCGATCTTCTGACTGCGTTTAGCTTTATCAGCCGCCTCTTTCAGCAACTGTTCGCCAGTTTTTTCCGATGTATCTTTCAGCGAATTTGTTGCTTCGCCGATTGGTTTTTGCGGCTTTTTGACTTCCGCCAAGAAGCTATAATTAGTAACAAGCGCATTCAACACGTCTTCCAAACCTTCTACGCCGTTTTCGCCGATATTTACGGCCGCTAAATCAGCGAGTTTAAGCGCAGCATCGATTCGGTCCGACGGAATGTTTACGCCTGGTGCCGCCTTAATAAATGCGTTTACGATTTTCTCGCGTTGCATTTGCGATTGTAATTCTTCGAGTTGCTTCGCTAGAGTTTGCGCTGCAGTATCTTTCTCCGCAAGTTGCGCTTGATAACGTTCTAACTCCGTCATTTCTGACTCTTTGCGTTCCTTCTCTGCTTTTTCGAACTCTGTTAACTTCGTCTTTAAGTCGTTATAGTCTGCGTATTTACTTTTAACGCGTCCTTTTTCGCGACCAATCAAGGCGTCGAGTTCTTCCTGCGTCATTGTTACCGTTTTTACTTCAGGATTATTTTCCGGTTCCTCAACCGTAGGATTTTCGGTAACTACTTCGGGATTTTGGTTTATTTCGCTCATTTCGTAATACCTCCGTTTTAGAGCCGTCGCTCATTAATTTAAAAAGCCGTTGCAGTTTAATGTCGGTAAACGTTCGGACATAAAAAAGACACCGCTCAATTGCGATGCCTTTCGTTTATTTTTCGTATTCCTCCGGATTTCGTACCGGTGATACCGTATGTTTACAGTTTGGATGGAAGATGTCGCGCCTCGGCAAGTCGCCAATATACGGATAATCACCCGGAGCCCTAGGCGATAAACTAATCACGCGATTCTCCCAAACTCGGCACATATCTTTCGCACCGTGGGCGCTAATCACTCCGTATAATGCTCCGCGCGATAATCCGTCGTTAATCGCTGCCTCACGTTGCGCTGACGCCATCTTTGTCCGCACGACCATTTCGACATATGTTTGTGGTTTCCAACGTCGCCCAGCCGCGTCAATGATTCCAGTATTCAGCGAGTCGCCAAGCTTTCCGCGTAAGTCGCGAAGGATATCACGTTTCAATGTCGCAGTAGCATTGACGCCTTGCGTAAGATTGGTCCGCATCACTTCCGCCGTGGTCTGCCGAATAGTCGCCCGTACTTTCCGCGAAACATTCTGCGTCACCTGTAATAAGTCCGACTGTGTATCAGCAACCGCCGCTTTTACCAACTCGCGATTCAATCGGCTAAACTTGATGATGTTTCGCGCCTCTTCTATCGTTTCCACAACGCCAAGCGCAAGTATGGAACGAATCACTCCGTCGCCAACTGCCGTCGGAATATTTGCTGCCACCCATGCTGCCGCGTTGTCGTCTAGTTCGCTAATGATCATTGCGATTTCCTTTTGGACACCGAGTATATGCGCTCGCTGAACGGAGGTTAAGTCAATCCGCATTAGCTCCGCTTCAATGTCGCGCAAAGCACTTTCGTAATAACCCACGAGCGTCTTTATTTCGTAGTCATAGGTCGGTCTAGGTATATCGTTAAAATTCATCGTTATTCACCGCCAGCATTAAAGATGGACGGCTCGACGAATCCATTCGCGTTCTTTTCATCTTCCTCAATCCGCGAAATAATTTCGGTCGCCTTTTCGTCGTCCACTCCGTCTTGGCGCTTAATTGCGCTCTGAACGTCAATGGTCGGCTTGCCTCCAGTACGAATCTGCATGATTTCCGCTTCTTCTTTCGCGTTCTTAGGAATGCCATCTTGCCAATTAATCGTCGGGTAAACCGCTTCGAAATCCGCCTCACCGTGCGCAATATCAAGTAGCTGACACGTCCAGAGGGCGTCTCTAATCGCTTTATCATAATGCGTGCGTATTCGTTTCACTTTCGATAATATCGGCATGAAGCGTGCTTTAATCGACGCTGAGTCGGTGTGTGACGTACCTGTTCCGCCGGAGTTCTCGCCGAGCACCGTTCCGAATAGCCACTGAGGCGTTTCGGACAGCTGGAAGACTAGCGAAATAAGAACTTCGAGTTCCTTAAATGCCGCCGTTAATTGACCGTTGAAATCCATATAGCCCGGAGTAGCGTCTTCTTTTGTCACCGGAATGTATGCACCGCTTAGGCGAACCTGACCGTCGCTACCGCCCGAATCTAACTCCGGACCGTAAGCTGTTGGGTCCGCATTTTTTGTGAGTACGTAATCTATTTGTACTGTCCGATCGTTAATAGCTGCGAGTAATGATTCGAGTTTTTCAAGTCCGCCAATACCTTGCCAATCATCATCAACCGATTTATACGGGATGTGATGCGTAAGTAAATGAGGAACGCTAGTTTCAACAACATCCTCCTCGCGCCCTGTAGGTACCCTTTCGCCAATCTTGTAGACTTGTAACGGATAGCCCCAGCGATTATCAACACCACCTTCGAATTCGTGCAAGCGATAGCGCTCATACATAATAAAACCTGGAATATGACGCTCTACATTTAAAAACGGCTTTTCGTCGTTCTTACTAACGACATACTCTACATTAGCGATTCTGACGGCTTTATACGATTTCACATTACCTCGTGAAGTTTCCGGAAATACGCAATCCGCCGCGATATGTTCAATAATCGGTTCCATTTTGTAATTCGTAATAAACTCATAATAAGCATCCTCGCTTAGTACTTTTCTTACTTCCGAAAAATCTTGACGATAACCCCAGCGCGTCTTAATCCAAGCGTCGCCACGATAACCGTTACCAATTGCACTCTCGTGTACCAATTTAACCAAATCGTTTTCTTCGACATATTGATTAACCGCCTTTTGTTGATCGCTATTGTCAGGTAAGCCGGATTCGAAACTTGGAGGCTCACCGACTAGTAAATCTGCCGGCTTCACACAAAGCACGTCCGCCAGATTCACGGCAATATATAATTGTGCGAGTTGATCCGCGTGAGGTGTGTCTTTTAATAGTTTCGACGCCCGCTCATATACTTCAAATTGTTTGCCTTGAAACAACTTTTTAAGCCTCTTATACTTCGAGATACGCTCTCGGTCTTGGATTGGCGGGAACTCTTCACCTGGCTGGAATGAGTTATAAGTATATAACGGATTCGACTCGCTTATCTTTTCAATATCATTTTTACTGCGCCCAAATATCGCCACTTAACGTCCTCCTTTCGTTTTTATCAACATAAAAAAGACACCGGTGTTATGCCGATGCCCATTCTCTTAAAATATTAAATTTGTCTTTCTTTCGCTTTAATCCGAATTTACTGAAGTCTTTTCCGTACATCCATTCACCTAAACGAATTACATCTCCGCGTTTCCCTACGCAAATATTATAAATACCGTTTCCGCGTTTATCTCTAACAATTTTATTTACGGATACACCTACTACTTCGGAAAATATGAAGTGGAGTTCTTTCGCAAATTCCTCAGATGCGCTGACTATCCCAAACTTTTGCGTCCTAGCTCCATTATCTTTTCGCCTAGAAACTGATAAACTACCGTCGCCATCGAATACTCCTCGTATAAAGTCACATAAATACTTCTGAGGTACGTTTTTAGATGAAAAAGTTAATGACTTTCGCTCGGTGATGCCATAGGTATTTAATATTTCAACCATTTCGACGCTTGAGAAGTGTAATCCATAGTATTTTTGAATGGTGCCGTTAACCTCTCTGTAGTCTTCTCTTACGGGATTTATACATTCGGTAACTGTTTTTAAGTAATCAACTAATTCTCTATCTTTCGATACTAGTTTAGCAAAATTTCCGCTAATACAACCGTCTGACGCAATTAGTCCTATAACGTAAAACTTTTCAGGAGAATCGTTTCTGAAAAAGTCGATGTTAATTGTTAAGTTTTGAGACTTTTGTAATCTTATACCCTCTAACTTGCTCCGTCTAGGTATTTCATATTTATCTAGCATGTAAACGACAGAATTGGTTGAAACTCCAATCTCCTTGCCGATGGCTGCCGTACTCTTTCCGTCTGTTATATACAGTTGATAAAGAAGCTCTTTCGTGAATTGATTCGCGTTTGTTCGCCAATCTCCCGATGACTTCGCTTTTATGTCGTACTCTTTCGCTAACCGGGTAATAAAAGCAGGTGAACAACCATACATTTTCGCTATTCCGCTAAATCGCATGTTTTGGTCGTGAAATAATTTCTCGAATTTATCTTTGGTTAAATCATCGCGTATTGCCACAAATACCACTCTCCGCATGGTTATTTCTCCGTTTTGTAAATAAAGGCAGGAAAGAACGTCGGAGAAACGTCCCTTGTCACGATGGCTCATGACTTCCACCGCTATCCGCCCTATGTATATTATACGCAAAGATAATGGAAAATTCTAGTTTATTTTGCGTATAAATGCGTTAATTAATCGTTTAATAAATCGTCGAGTTCTTCGAGCTCTTTCGCTAAGTCGTCATTGCTCCTTGAACCACTGTTGTCCTCCGTAACCATAACTTGCTTTTCGGTAAGTAATCCGAATCTACGTAGGTACAAATCCAAGGCTTTCACGCTCGGTTGCGAACCTCCGATAAGTTTCATTAATTGTCCGTATACATAGGCGCGTTTCTCCGCGAGGAAATCGTCAGCCAATGCGTTCTTATACTCGATAAATACGGAATCCTTCGTTTTCCACTCCCACAGACTCTTGTATGAAACGCCCACTTCTTCCGCAATGTCTTCCTGAGTACGTTTGTCACCCGTTTCCCGTAGCTCGTTCTCGACAAGTAAATATGCTGCCAATCGTTTTCTTGCGTCTAATTTCGCTTCTAACGCTTTTAATCTTCTACTCATTTCATTCACCTCCGTTATTTATAACCATTTCGGTTTTACTGCGACTCTTGATTTCGGTTTAAATACGCTGTTTACTGCCATTTGAGTTCCGTCTAATAAATCGTCATGATCTCCGAAAGGATATTGCGCCATTTGGTCGTGCAATAGCGTGTGTCTATCGTTTAAGATTAGCGTCTTATTGTGCAGAATAGGTTCAAGCGACTCAATCCGCTGCTCTTTACTGCTACCGTGACCTTTAACGTCATTAATCCGACACTTATAGACGCCCTCAACGCGCGCCTTTTCTTGTAACTGCCGATAAAACTCGTGATAAGCGTTAATTGTCTCAACGCTGAAAATTCGAACGTTAAATTTCTTAATTTTCTCGATACAAACATCGATTAACGTATGCGGTTGTTCTTTCGTCGCATATTCGTCTAGTACGAACAGCAATCCGCTCGGAGCGTGCTTGCCGACGATAATAATAGCATTATAATCCGACCTCTTATTCTTGCCCATTGCGATATCCCATGCGCCAACGATAAATAAATCGCTCAACGGAATCTTTAACTCTTCGTAAACGACATACGCCCGACTATTTTCGTAGTAATAATGATACTTCGCATAATTTTCCGGGAAGAAGAACTGCTCGTCTTCACTAAACGCCAGGTTCCGATACTCCGAGTTATATGCCCGCGTGCCCATGTTGACCTTTTCGTGCATCAACGCGCGATAAGTCCATCGCCAAGGCCACGCCAGTTCGACGCCTTCCTCTAGCGCGTCTCGATTGGCTTCGTAAAACTCGTCGACCTCTTCCATCGACTCTGACCGCGCATAAATCTCGCAATATTCGTCCCATAACTTCGGATTGGTCGGCTCGCTAATCAGTGCGCCATGAAAGGACGACTTGAAATCCTTCCGCTTCAGTACGTGGTTTAAAAGCCCTGTCGCGCTGACCATTGTTCCGACAAGCACGATGGCCGTCGCTTTCGAACCAATCGGCACCACAACGGAGTTAAACCAGTGAA